GCTCTGCAATGTTTGAAATTCCTGTTAGTTGGTAAAAGATTTCACCGCCACGAAAACATAAAATGTCAGATAAAAGAAAAAAAGAGTTAGCAGAACAGCTTGCTAAAGCAAGAGAGACAAGAAATAATAAAATCAACGGAAAGGCGAACCATAATGACACACAAGAGACTTAGAAAGTTTTTACAAGCAAAAGGCATACAAAGAAACAATGTAGAAGATGTTATTCGCAAATACCGAGAAGATTATTTTTATACAGCAAATGAAGATGTTTACAATCGCTATTGTATGCGTGAACTGTTTAGTGTGGTAGTTAAATTTGCACACAGGAGTGAATAAAATGATTCAAATTATTAGAGAAGGCAATTTGAAAACACCTGTATTTAGATTTGTTTGCTCTAATTGCGGGTGTGTATTTGAAGCCGACAGAGAAAGCTATAAACAATGCTTTACATCATACAAGACATTTATTCTTTCGGCAAATTGTCCTTGTTGTAAAAATAATGTGAGCTATGAAAAATCATTGTAACAGATAGGAGACATATATGATTTATTACTTGACAGATAGAACTCTTGAAAGAGCAATTGAGCGTTGCAGTAACGACAATTACAACTACCTTATTGTACTTAAGGATAACAAAGATTTTGACGAAACTTCTGTTGCAATTCTCGAACAGGCGATGATGAACGATACATACTGGAATACTTCGTCATATTTAACCTATGACCATATTTCTTTTAAAACAGGCACAATCACCATCTATAAAGATTCGTTAATTACAAACGATTTTAGGGGCGTGTATGACGAAATACTCGTTGACGAATTGGTAGAAGATAACAAATGGGAAATCCTTGCCAAGCATACAAACAGTCACGGTTCATATAAAGAAAAGTATAAGTCAAAGGAGGAGCTTAGTTTTGCATAAGAACATTGATTATGAGTCCTTGCTTAGCTTTGTACAGGACAACCCTAACGCCGGCATATCACTGACAATATCAGAGAATGAATTTGACCAAGTAATTGAGACTATTATATCGGCATTGATTACCAACGAAACACCACCAACACAATTAGTTAGTTATTTGGAATATAGAACTCATCATATCTATATTGAATTTGTCAACGAAGCAACGCTTGAAATAAACACAATTGAGGGGTGATAAAATGAAAAGAAAACCTATCCCTAAATCAGTAAGACTTAAAGTATATGAGAAATACAACGGGCATTGTGCATATTGTGGTTGTGAACTTGAACTAAAGGATATGCAAGTTGACCATATTGAAAGTGTTTATTGGTATAACGGTGCAAATGATATTGAAAATTATAATCCTGCTTGCAGAATGTGTAATTTCTACAAATCAACAATGCCTATTGCAGATTTCAGAAAGCAGTTAGGAAAGCTAACATCAAGACTCAAAGACATTTTTATTTATCGTTTGGCTAAGAAATATGGGTTAATCACAGAAGTTGAAAAGCCTGTGAAATTCTATTTTGAAAAGGAGGACAACCAATGAACGACTATAAAACCAGACTTTTATCCGAGCACAAAGAAGTCGTAGATAAAATCAATAAACTGAGGGTATTTCTTAATAAATGGGACAACGGACAACTTTCGTTTATCCCAAGGCTCTCAAGGGCAATCTATTCAAGACAACTTGAAGCAATGTGTAATTACAAGATGCTTCTTGAAAATAGAATGCTGACGGACAGAATATCCTTTAAGGAGGTTGAAAATGTTTAAATTTAAACCATACATAACGGTTATTGGAGAAAACGGCTTAACGGTAGATTTTGAGTTGTCGCAACTCAGCACCGTTATGGTAAACAATATTGATATTGATAATGGGTTAGTTTGGTGTAATGAAGTTTATATTGAAACTAAGGCGATTGATTTATCGGTTATCGAACACAAAAGTTCTCATTTTAAGTTATTTGCTAACACTGTTACACAGATTATTCTTCATCCTTATAGAACAAAAAGCAAATCTCTAATCTTGCATTTAGACACTGATGCCAAAGTTATACATAATAAAGACACGAACACAATTATTATTTCCAACTTATCAGATACAGAGGAGGTAGAGAATGGGTAAAATCACAATCTTACCAGAAACAACCATTGATCCAATTTCGTTAATGGGCAGACGAGCAGGTATATGTTGGGGAAAAGATATTACAGACAGCGAAAAAAACTACAAACGAGGTCTTGATTGTATTAAATCTAATCACGGTAGAGTGTTTGAATTTGTAAACATTGAAGCAATTATTGAAGGTTACTCAGCAAGAGTAATTAGGGAATGGTATACACATATTGGTGGCAGTCCTACACGACTTCAGAGCAGCACAAGATATGTCAACTACGATAACTTTGAATACATAGTTCCCAAAACAGTACAGACCGAAGAACAGAAAACTTGGTACAACAACGCTATTGACACTATCAGTCAAACACTTAAAAATCTTGAAGAAAGTGGTGTTAAGAGAGAGGATGCTGCAATGTTACTTCCATTGGGTATGACTACTAAAATGGTAGACAAGCGCAATGTTAGAAATGTTATTAGTATGGCAGAACAGAGGATGTGTTCGAGAGCGTATTGGGAGTATAGAGAACTCTTTAACGAATATATAAAGCAGCTAAGGCTCTATTCAGAAGAGTGGGCAACACTAATTCCTATGGTTGTAAAACCAAAATGTGAAACACTTGGATATTGCCCTGAGAAATACAGTTGTGGAAGAAAACCGAGAAAGGATTGATTATTATACAGCAGAAGCATTATTTAGATATTGAGAGACTTAAACCTAATTATTTAGATGCGTTTTCGGAAGGTGATGAAATTGTAATTCAAGAAAAAATTGATGGAGCGAACTTTTCAATTCGTTACGATGCCGAAAGTGATAACATCAAAGCATTTAGTCGTAGAAAGGAATTGAACGAAACCAACACTCTAAGAGGGGCTTGGAATTGGTCTCAAACACTTAACAAAGAATTAATTAAAACGGTATTGGGGAGTAATCTTATATTGTTTATGGAGTGGCTTGTACCCCATACTGTAAAATATCCTGACAACAAATACCATAAAGCATATTGTTATGATGTATATGATACCAACACACAACAGTATTTAAAACAAACAGAAACAGAAAAAATCGTAAGAGAGCTTAATCTTACATTTGTTCCTGTCTTTTATAAAGGTCGATTTACGAATTGGGACGATGTGAAATCTTATATCGGTAAAACACAAATGGGTGGCGAATACGGAGAAGGTGTAGTTGTAAAAAACCAAACAACTTTAAATAATCCAAACACAAGATTACCGTTTTATGTGAAGCTTGTATGTGAACAGTTTTGTGAAACGAAAGGACACAAACAAAGTCATATGGTTGACACAGACGCATTAGCCAAAAAAGCGGAGAATCAGCGTTTAGTAAGCACGGTTGTTACTAAAGCAAGAGTTCGTAAACTTATACATAAAATGGTTGATAATGGAGTTATACCTGAAAATTGGAGCAATACAGAAATGGGAATAATTGCTAAAAATATTGGAAAAGACATTTATTATGATTGTCTTAAAGAAGAAAAAGATGTTGTTGAAATGGTTGGTCACGACTTTGGTAAATTCGCTCACAGTTCCGCAATGAGATTAGCAAGAGAAATTCTGTCAGAAAGGGAACTCGACATTTAATAGCAATCAATGAGACGATGGAAATTAAAACTAAAAGATAAAGAGTATGAACCAATCGTGTATGCCAAAACCGAAACGGATGCAATAACTTATTTTAAAGATGAAGTCGTTGAGAATGTAACACTTTATGAGAATAGGGACTACTTATCGTATATTAACAAAATGCTGAAAAATGCAATGTTAGAAGGCATTCAACATCGAAACAATAATTGTGATCGTGAGTGGTACAAAACAGATACAGCATATGGGGTTTTGAGATTCCGTTTGATTAAAGACTATAATGATAACAGTTATTTTGACTATACCGACTATAAGTTCGTTTCTAATGATTGTAAAGTGTTACCTTGTACATATGAAATGTCAACACCGCAGAAAGTTTGTGAAAAATACTTTTCCGACTCGCCTTATTGCGAAATTTATTCATATAGGTTATACGGAGAACCAAAACTTGTTAAGCCAGTAGAATTAAAAGGCATTAAACCGAGTTTTATTGTTGACTTTATACCGAATAAATGCAAGTGTCATTGTTTTATAAAGGACAATGACTTATGGATAAAGCATAGGGATTTCTTTTCTAAATCGCACAAGCCTACCCCTAAAGACATGGGTACACCGCTTACATACAGACTACAGAAATATTTTAATTGCGACAAAAATTACTTAGATAAATTTATGTATCCCGACAGTTGGGGAGATATTGTGTTAAGAAATGAAGCTTGGATTGTGTTTCACAATATCAAGAATTTTGTGTTGGTCGATAAAATACCATCAGTTGTTTTTGTTGAAGATATGTTTTTGAACACTGACTTGATGAAGAAGTCAAACATATACAATTTATCAAACGAATGGGATAGATTTTTTGAAAACACATTAAAAACTTATGTTAAATATTTAAAAGGAGGAATTATTTGAAAGACTGGACAGGAAATAGTAAAAGTGTTCATTCCGTTTTAGGCGCTTCTAACCACTCTCTTAAAGAGAGGGAAACAAATGATTATTATGCCACAGAACCTAAAGCTGCTGAACTTCTACTTCAAGTAGAAGATTTCGCTCCTGACATTTGGGAATGTGCTTGTGGAGAATGCCATTTGTCTAAAGTATTTGAGGCTCACGGTTATAATGTTAAGTCAACAGATTTAATTTATCGTGACGGAGGAATGTCTGAAACATTCGATTTTTTAGCAGAGTCAAAACCTAATTCGTGGAACGGCAGTATTATTACAAACCCACCTTATAAATATGCTTATGAATTTGTAGAAAAAGCGTTAGATACAGTTACAACAGGCAACAAAGTGGCAATGTTTCTTAAACTGCAATTTCTTGAGGGTAAGAAACGAAGAAAGTTGTTTGATAACACCCCGCCACAGACAATCTATGTATCAAGTTCAAGACTTTTATGTGCTAAAAATGGAGATTTTGAAAGCACAACATCAAGTGCCGTAGCTTATGCTTGGTATGTGTGGCAAAAGGGATATAAAGGAAACACAATTGTTAAATGGATTAATTGAGGAGGAATGTTATGAAGGACACCATATATCTCATATCTGTATGTGTATTATGGTTTTGTTTATCGCTTAATTTAACAACTCGTATTAGAGAGCGAAACCAGTATTATGTAAATAAAAAATTACATAAAGCTATTTATCGTTACACAGAGTTGGGAATAGCTTTTGTTATAGGTGTAATATTAGTAAATATATTGATTTAAAGGAGCAAATATAATATGAAATACATTAAAAAAGCAATACCGATTGAAGCTTTTCAGTACAAAGGCGATTTTATTGAAAATGGAAAATATTGTATTCCTGAATGGGCAATTAAAGCGTATGAAGATGGCTTGCTTTATTATAAAGATGAAGGAGATTTATATATCCATACGCTTGAAGGTGAAATGAAATGCAGTTTTAATAGCTATATAGTTCAGGGTGTGAGAGGTGAGATTTATGCTTGTAGACAGGACATCTTCGAAGAAACATATATGGCGGTGGAAGAATGAAAGTTTTATCAAAAAGTGACTTGGAATCGTTAATAGCACAATTTCCAGACGGAGGTATTGTTTTTGCAGGATATACACCAGATGTGCTAACTTCAGAACTTATGGTGACTGACGGCGATTTTGGTGCAAAATGTATAATTCCTCAAGATGGAGAGGTGTTTGATTTCGATTGGAATATTGGGGAATACAGAGATACAGATTTATTTGCAGTATTTGACAATAATGATATTTTACAAATGATTCAAACATTAACAAGTGGATTAAAAATATCATGCAAACCATGGTGGGAAGAATAAAATTTAGGATTTAAAAGGAAAGAGGTGAAATATATGTTTTACATTACTGGTGATTTGCTTGGTGAATATGACATACACAAACTGAGTTCTAAACGATTTCCAATGGGTAACAATCTAACACGAGATGATTACCTAATTATTTGTGGTGACTTTGGCTTA